AACCCAGAAGACATGACCATAATAGGTCACAGTCAAGGCGGTTTGTTAGCAGAAATTGTTCCTTCTAATGCTCGTGAGCGGATAACTCTTAATAAGGCAACTCGTCCTCAGGACTTTTTATTTAGACGAAGGAAAAAAAATCAGTATGATATTAGAAGTAGATTTGACCCAGTTTCATTTTTCCCATTACAAAAAAGTAATTACACGATAGATGGTGTCAGTTTGAACCCTTTGAAACAACATAGTCCAGATGTCTTAGAAGGTAATAAAATATACGGGGACTCCAAGTACGGAAACGGATTACGACAGGTAAAACGAGGTGGGAAAATAATTGTTCGTTCTTTCAACGAGAGACCAGAAAACCGCTTCATAGAAGGACCAACAGACATGTTTTGATTACCATAGTAAATAATACGATAAATGAGCAGGAGTAAATTTATCAGCATCTTTCCATCTTCTGTTTCTATTTCTAAAGTTATCCCTACGTTTTTTATCTTTATGTTTTGTATAATCCTGATAAAGAATACTCCCAAAATGAACCTTTTTTCCATCTTCATTGAATACCATATATTTCTTATGTTTAGAAGTAGATAAATATAAATCAACATGATTTCCGTAATACTTTTTCAGTTGTCTTAAAACTATTTCAGGATTGCTTACATTATATATTTCTTCCATATAATAATCCAATATTTTTATATGTATCTATTATATAATGAGTATTTACACACCTCCAAATAAGCAACAGAGTATATTCAATCCAAGAAATTTTGGTAGTTTAGGTCAAGGGGGTGAGATAAACAGAGAATATTTAAATGCTAACTTTCTTGCTTTCCCTGTTGCACAAGGAACTATTACTTTAGTTTCTGCGAATGTATTAGGAGACATAAATCAACAAGGTGATTACATTACAAGCGGTGACATTGTAGTAGACGATATTTCAGGTGATATCATTTCAGCGAATACAATATTAATAGGCACACAAAATCTTCTAACGGAAATCACTACTAATACTGGGAAAATTATTACAATTAATGGTTCACTTGAAACAATCGCTAGTGATGTTTCAAAAAAACAAGAGAGATTAATAACAGGTGAGAACATTTCCATAGATACATCCAATAACATCACCTTAACTGAAGTGGTTACAGATAGTGAATTATCAACCGCACTAGACACGAAACAAAATAAACTAATCACTGGCAGTAACATTTCCATAGATGCTTCTAATAACATCACCTTAACAGAGGTGGTTACAGGTAGTGATTTAACAACAGCACTTGACACAAAACAAAATAAACTAATTACAGGTGATAACATTTCCATAGACGCATCCAATAACATAACCTTAACAGAGGTGGTTACAGATACTGATTTGTCAAACGCACTTGAAACAAAACAAAATAAATTGATTACTGGTGATAACATTTCCATAGATGCTTCTAATAACATCACCTTAACAGAAGTGGTTACAGATACTGATTTGTCAAACGCATTAGAATTAAAACAAAATAAATTGATTACTGGTGATAACATTTCCATAGATGCTTCCAATAACATAACCTTAACAGAGGTGGTTACAGATACTGATTTGTCAAACGCATTAGAATTAAAGCAAAATAAACTAATTACAGGTGATAACATTTCCATAGATGCTTCCAATAACATCACCTTAACAGAAGTGGTTACAGATACTGATTTGTCAAATGCATTAGAATTAAAACAAAATAAATTGATTACTGGTGATAATATTTCCATAGATGCTTCCAATAACATAACCTTAACAGAGGTGGTTACGGATACTGATTTGTCAAATGCATTAAATGCCAAACAAGATACTTTAAAAACCACCACTAATATTGATACTGGATTGATTAATGCAGGTACTATTACTATACGAAGTAATTCTCAACTGAATACACCTATTGTATCCGCCACAACTTCCATGTCAGCACCAACTATAACTGCTGGAACGAATTTGTTTTATGGGGCAAACAATGTCGCAACTAAGATTAGTGGTTTAGAAGACAATAAACAAAATAAATTAACAGCAGGTAACAATATTACGATTGACGAATCAACGAATGTTATTTCATCTACAGGAGGAACAGCAATTGATTCATCCACAGATTTGACATGTAGAACATTGACAACCATTAATAATGCTACTATAGGTGGCAGATTAACTATAGCAAATCGTATCAGTTTTAGAGTTGGACGAGAAACAGGAAGTAATTTTTCAGGAAATGTTACAATGCCACTTAATTTTGAAGATTACGATTATAGCAATAGTTATAATACTGGAACATACACATTTACAGCACCAATTAAAGGTATGTATGTGTTCTATATCAACATCAGTTCTAATGGTAATAATTCATTTGGACTAAATATTAGAGTCAATAGTCCTATCACATCAAGAACTATATTACGACTTATACAAAATCAAAACGGAGCAGGTTCAAATAAAACAACATGTGGGACTACTATTACTCTATTGGAGGCAAATGACCAAGTAAGTGTTGTAAAAACAAATGGTATTATTCGTTTTGAGAGTTATCCTGATTCATTTTTTGGAGGTCATTTTTTAGCATAATTTTATCTTGTTCTATTATATATGGACATCTCAAAAATATTGATAAAATATTATCTTGAAAAAGATTGGATTTGTGATAAAACCTACGAATCTCTTGAATGGAACGACACGACTATGCCTAAACCAACTGAAGAAGAATTTTTATTGAAATATGAGGACTTCTTACTAGATGAGATGCGTGAAGAGCGTGATACTTTATTGCGTGAATGTGACCATTGTGCTTTACCAGATTATCCAAGAAGAGACCAATGGTTGACCTATCGTCAAGAACTTCGTGATTTTCCAAGCATATGGGTCATAGGAATGGACTTTCCCATGAAACCCAATAAATAAAATATTTATATAAAGTATAATGAGTGCTTATAACCCACCTGATAAAAATAGATCTATTTTCAATTCTAAAAATTATGGAAATGCTATAACCGCTTTAGCAGATACTACTTTTGATGAGGTCAATGCTTCTATTGGTAAATTTACTCAATTGTTTATTGGAAATGATAATGTGGTAAGTATTCTTAACGGAAAAAAAGATATTAATCCTATAGCATTTAGAGCATTTAGTGAAAGCAGTAGTTTTACAACTTTGGGAGGTAATTTACCTTATTCCATAACAGATTATAATTTAGGAAGTGCCTATAATGCGACTACTCGTGAGTTCACTGCTCCATTGTCAGGATTATATTTTTTTTCCTTTCGTTTTTTTCCTACATCTGCATGTGAAGTAAATTTATTGATTGAACCATTGAACCCTGATTCAAATCTAAATGGAAGTGTTTTTATTAGAGAAAAAGTTAAATCACGAGCAACCATAGAAGACAATGAAAGCATAGGGTCAACTTCTACTATTTTACAATGTCACTCAGGAGACAAAGTGTATGTACAATTAGTAAGTGGAAGCATAAGAATGACGGATACAAGTTATAGTGATGATTATACGGAAGACGGAAACCATCATTGCTCATTTACTGGTCATTTTTTAGGATAATTAAATTCTATGGTTATATATATGAATTGGTCTCAAGCAGTAGATAGTTTATTGGATAAAACTTAAAGAGATATTTTAAGATATAATAAGAATGCCTCGTAAAGCGGTAGATTATTCACGAACCATTATTTACAAAATTGTATGTAATGATTTAAATGTAAACGATTGTTATGTTGGTTCAACTACTGATTTTTCCAAACGAAAAAGTCAGCATAAACGAAATTGTATTAATGATATAAACTATAAAAATGATATTAAAATATATGAAACAATAAGAGGAAATGGTGGATGGGACGATTGGAGTATGATTGAAATTGAAAAATACCCATGTACAGATAATAATGAGGCAAGAACACGTGAAAGATATTGGTTTGAGAAATTGAACTCAACGCTTAACACTTATAGACCTTCTTCAACAAAGGAAGAAAAACAAATATACAATAAAAACAAATGCTATGAATATAGGCAACAAAATAGAGAGAAATTATTAGATGAAAAAAAAGAATACTGGGAAAAAAATAAAGATGTTTTAATTGAGAAACACACAATATACAGAGAACAGAATAGAACTAAAATAAATAACCAAAAGAAGGAACATTACGAAAAAAATAAAGATGAAATTAATAGGATTAGACGAGAAAAATATAAGAGCAAAGTTAGTATTAATATCTCTACATAATATATATGGAAAAGGTTTCTTTACCAATGATTATTAATGATTTACGCTCTCGTCGTGATTGCCTTTCGTTAGCACATGAAAATTTGAAATTAGAAAGTGATAATTGGAATAAATGTATCATTGTAGTTTCTTTAGCAACAGGTTTTTTTGAATCTATGAAAATGAAAATGGGTTGGGATTCAAATGTAGTATCTCTTGTACCAATTGCATTAAGTTCCATCATTGCATGTATTTCTGCCTTGATTAAATTCAAAAACTTTCCGTCACAGATGGAAATACTACTACAATCTCAATCTTTACTCACTCACACCTTGACCAATGCTAGAAATGAAAAAGAGTTATTACCTAATTTGCTAAAAGAATATAACGATAGTTTAGAAAAACTTGAAGTCAGTTTATACCCTGATATACGCAAAAAATTCTTAGTCCAAAGTCATAACAATTTAATATCCATCATGAAAAAAGAACAAAAATATTTTGAAACCATCAATAAAATAAACAATGGGGATTATGTCATGAGAAGCGATAGTAGCGTGGATAGTAATGATATTGAAATGTCAGTAAAGAATCAAAGTGATGAATTATAATGTTAGTATAATATAAGTATGCCTCCTAAAAAAGATGTCGTCAATGCAAATGGAATGGTGGACTTTTATAAATCTATGCCAAAGAAGTTTCTATTACATTCTCACAACCCTAATATCAAAGAACACAAATTGAACTTACCGTTTAGAATGCTTATCATTGGAGGAAGCGGCGCTGGAAAAACGCAAACGCTGATGAATTTAATCCGCATCATGAATGGGACATTCAACAACATTCATATCATTACCAAAAACAAAGATGAACCGCTTTACAATTACCTTGAAAGCAAAGTGGATAATGGTTTGACCATCACAGAAGGCATAGATTCTGCTCCTAATTTAGATGAGTTTGATAAAAAAGAACAAACTTTGATAGTTATGGACGATTTGGTCTTGGAAAAAAATCAAAAACAATTAGAACAATATTTCATACGAGCAAGAAAACTAAATTGTAGTTTGGTGTATTTGTCTCAATCCTATTTTGGTGTGCCTAAAATGATACGAATGAATTTAAATTACCTCATCATCAAACGCTTGAATACGTTACAAGATTTGTTCCGCATGATGCGAGAATATTCTTTAGGGGTATCTAAAGATGTATTGGTAGATTTGTATCAACATTCTATTCAAGATAACAAACAAGATTTTTTATTGGTTGATTTAGACAGCGAACCCAAAGACCGATTTAGGTTTAACTTTCTAGATGTTTATGACTTGAATGGGATTTAGAACTAGAATTGATAAAAATTCATTATATTAAACAATTATAAAAT